AAACGTGTAAGTGCTATCCCGTTCGCTGATGCGGTTGTCTTTCATCGTTGAGTTCTGCGTGACACGGCCTCCCGATATGGTGACCGAGTTCATCTTATGAAGCAGCCCTGAATCAAGGTAAGCCGTAGCGTGCGGGATGAACAGCACCTTGGCCCCGGAAACATAACCAGCAATATCCGCGTATTTTGCTTTCTGGTAGCCACTGTCAAAACTGGCTCCATACGACGGACATCTCAGGCCCGCCGTTATCTCCATACGCTTTCCCCCATCATTCAGTTCAATCAATAATCCTGTCGGCATTTTATGACCATGTCCCGAGTACGATCCGACCACCACCCGGTATATTGATGGTTACGCCATTACCATTGATAACCGTTGTGTTGCCGGAGCCATTGAAAGAAAAATTACCGTTTGTGGCGTAAATCGAGCCGCGAACGGTCACGTTGTTGAACGTCGCGTAGCCTGACTTATTGATGTGCCAGCCAACGTTCCCGGTGCCGTCCCAGGTTGTCGACTGGATGTAGCTGCCGATTTTGGTGTTGTCGATAGTCCCTTCACCAATCACAGTATTTCGGATAAAGGTCTGCCCGTTCTGAATAACGAACGGAAGCGTAACGGTCGCTCCGGCCTGGTGCGTTACCGCGAAGCGGTCAGCCAGGAAGATAACCTGTGACTGCATCCCGGATGGCGTATTCTCCACGCCGATCCCCATCCCCGCCGCGTAATACTGGCCGTTGCTGGAGACACCAACCTTGATGTTGTACATCGCGCTGAGGTCGCCGTTTACGTTCGCTATGGCCTGAGCGTTAGTTGTGATGGCTGAGGTATGCCCGTTCACCGTCGCCGTGATGCTGTTTACCTGCGTGGCCATAGCCTGCTGGTAATCGGAGAACGTCTGGTTCAGGCTGTTGATGGATGCCTTGTTACCGTTAACGTCCGTCTGCAGGCTCAGCAGCGAGCGCGCCGTTGCCTCCCTGTCATTGACAATCACTTCATCAATGCGGTCCAGATTCGCATTGTTGCCTGCGACCGATGCAGAAAGGGTTTTACGCGTGGCCACCTGAGCGAGGTTGGCCTGGATTATCGCAATTGCAGAGTTCTTCACCCCGCCCGTCATGCCGTCCATAGAAACGCTGATGTTGTCGATTCGCTGGCCCAGGGCGGTATCAGCCGTCGCAACGGTCTGCTCAAGCTGACTGAGTGAAGACGAAACATTCCCGACCGTGCTGGAAAGCTCATTAACGCTGGTCTGAACCTTCCCGACGTCCTGGGCATTTTTGGCGATATCCTTCGCCTGCTGCTCCAGTTCGTCGTTGGCCTGTTTGATATCGTTAGCCATGCCAGCAATTTTTTCATTGCTGTCCACTGCATTCTCGATCAGGTCTTTGAACGTATCGGAGTCTTTAATTTCCTCCAGGATCACATCTGTGATGTCGGACACATCGATACTGGCCTGACCGCGCACCCATTCTGTGTAACCTGATTCGTTGCCGCTGCGGTCCACCAGCTGCGCGCGGTACCAGAAAATCTGCCCAGCCTTAAGGCCCATCTGCTGATATTTGCGCTGCGGGTAAGGCACATCGGCCAGCAGCATCGCATCGTCCTCGGTACCGGTCAGGCTGTACTGAATTTCCGTCTTCAGCGTGTCGTCGGTATTCGCCGGGAATCCCCAGTTCAGCTCGATACCGAATACCACGTTTTCAGAAGCGATGAAGCCAACCGGCTTCGGTGGATTGCCCACTTTACCCGTCAGCATTTTCTCTTCTGAATAGCCCCATCCGGATGAAATTTCTGCGGCATTGATTGCTCGCACGCGCACCAGATAGCGCCCGGCATAAATCCCCGGGACGTCGAATGATGTGGTGGAGGTGCGCGGCACGTTAACCCAGTTCCCGTCGTTGCGGCGCCATTGCGCTTCATAGGCGATAGCGTTCTGCGCCTGGTCCCAGCTCACGCGCATTGTTTCGACGCTGATATTTTGCTGCACCACAGAAAACGAGCTGATCACGATGTTCGCAGGTGGCAACTGGTTGCCCGGCGGGATCACGCTCACCGGCCGCTGGTCAATGATGGCTCCGGTATCGATGCGATCGAATTTATCCGGATCGTGATTTGCACCGACAATTGTGAACGTGCCGTCATTATTATCAGTTACCGTAATAACGCGATACTGCTGCGCGTAGAGCTCATCAGACTCAATGACCCATACGGCCTCAGCCACAGGCGTTTCGCTGTAAGCGGTCGTAACGGTCACTTTATTGCCCGTAATCGACTGAATAGTGCGTGACTGTGAAACACCCGATGGAAGATTGACAATCATCCTGTCGGCTGCCGAAGCATCCGGCGCCCTGTCCAGCGTCAGCACGCGACCATTCACCGCAGATATACGGCCACCCAGGTCGCGCCCCGAGAGATTTAGGTCCGCGACTGCAATTACATAGCCAGGCTGCGGAATGTTGCCATCTTCCCCTACATTGAAAGTAACAACGCGATCTTTGTTGTTGGTGAGGATCCCCCATCGCCCTTTCCGATTCGCTTCTGACTGACGGGTACAGCCGATCGCAGTTATCTCAAGTTGATTAAACCCATAACGCGCAACCAGCGCCTGCTCAAAAACAGGCTCCATCGCATCAGAATAAGCATTATCAGGATCAGACCAGGACACCAGCGCATTGGTGTAGCGGTTCTTTGTGGTGCTGCTGGAATAGGTAAAACGCCCTTCAATAACGTTCGCATGCGTGTATGTAAAATCAACATCTCTCGGCATGTCCGCCAGCGCCACAATCTGGTCGTCGCCCCAGTAGGTCATCCCACGGAAGATTGCAGCAAAATCACGCAGGACCGTATAAGCGTCGTTGCGTTCCTGAATATACACATTGCAGGTATAACGTGGTTCGGTACCACTTCCGCCTTTGCCATCCGGTACCATTTGATCGCAATACTGCGCAACCTGGTAGAGCGTCCATTTATCTATGTTGGCCGTTGTAAGACGATCCCCAAGTCCGAAACGGTCGCTAACCACCAGGTCGTAGAAAATCCATGCAGGGTTATCGGTCCAGGCCCATTTAAATGTCCCAGCCCACGTACCGCTATACGTGCGGGTCTCGGGGTCGTAAGTATCCGGAACGCGGATAACGCGGCCGCGGGGCTCGCAGGAGATCTGCGGGATAGAGCCGTTAAACTGGCTGGAATCGAATTCGATGTAGAGCAGCGCAGTGTTTGGATAGCGTAACTTGGCGTCAATCACCTCCGTGAAGCTCTGCAGCGTCATCGTGTCGCCGATCTTCGCGCTGTTTGCATCAGAGGTAATCTTACGCAGTCGGATTGTCCAGGTGCTGCCAGCCTGAGGTAAATCGATACGGTGGCTGCGCTCGTAACCTGAAGTCGTTTTGCCGGTCACGCTGGTATTGAGTACCGTCTGCCATGTGCCGCCGTCTGTCTGCAGGTCAATCGCATAATTAACCGAGTAACCGACCAGATCGCCGTCGTCCTCCTGCTTGAAAAGCGAAGGCCATTTCAGGCGCAGGCGAACCGCTGAAAGCTGCGTATTGGTAAACGTGCGCGTCCACGCTGTAGCGCTCGATATCTCAGTTCCCACGCTAATTTCGTTTTCGGTACCCGGGATCCCTTGAATGTATTTTTGTGCCTGAGTGCCTGGCCGAAACTCCCACGTTACACCACCGAAGTTCTGGGAACCGTCAGCATTCTCCAGAGCCGTTCCGTCGAGGTAGATATCTTTCGCCGTCAGCTGCCCTGCAAATTCACCTTCCCCTAGTGCAACGAGGATTTTTGCCTTTGCTACAGATTGCAGATCGTCAGGCTGTTCGGTAGGGGTTCGGGAACTGGAACTGCCGCCCTTGCGGCCTTTTATAGCGATTGCAGTTTCCATATTTTTTCCATAAAAAAAGCCACCCGGAGGTGGCCATGATCAGAGCGATGTTGAATTAAATATTATTTGATTAGCAAACCGAAATAGTAGTGTTCATCGAAAATACGGAGAAAGCGAATTGCACAATTACGAACGTACTCTAATTGTTTCGAGCGAGGAATGTCACCGTGTCGCTGATAGTTCAGGTAATAATATCCAACCTCATATTCATAATTATTGATAAAATCATCATGCAATGCGCTCCAGTACGTCATTACTCTATTTAAAAGGCCATTTGGCAAGTCATACCACTGAACAAAAGTTCTAGTTAATTCACTCCAGACATCATCCTCAAGTTCAGAATAGGCGAGCTTTTTGAATGTTAGTCGTAGTAACAATATTAACGCTACTCGTTCAGTTGGCATCACTTCTCCAATTTCATCAACGTAGCCATCAAAATAGCGAAACACCTCATCTTTTGATATTTCCTTATCTAATCCCAAAGATGCCAAAATCAAAAGATTTGAAGACTCAATGCCGGCAGAAATCTGGTTTTCAGCCCAGTTTGTGAACGCCCTTCTGTCCAAACCAGGCTCGTTTAATTTTCTTATTCCAAGCAAATCTTGAAAGTCTATTGCATAACCATCCATAAGCGTTTCCAGTCATATAATGCGTTCTTTCAAGAAGATACACTTAGCTTGGTACTATGGCTACTGTTGATCCTCAACATAAATGCCAGCAGAAATGATCGCACCACCGATGCGGCGCTTACCGTAAAGAAGCGGTACCGGATTCCCCTGGGCTGTCGTGTTTGTTACTCCACCAAAGGCGTAGCTGGCTTGGTTATCCGCAGATTGCTTACTGGCGAGCCCGGTTGTCTGTGGAGAAAGCATCTGGACTACGCCGCCGATTGCCATTGATGCTCCAATCCCCGCCACAGCGCCCCAGCCACCAGCGAAAGCGGTACCTCCAATCCCTATCGCGGCCCCTCCCGTGACGAACGCGGCAACAGCGACAAGGGCAACCCCGAGGATTGTCTGAAACACCCCGGCTCGCTTACTGCCGATGATCACCGGCGCGATGCGGATTTCCTCTGTGCTCCTGTCCATACTGAGTTCATCGTTTAAAAGGTTCCGTTTCCCGCTGAATACCGCATAAGTTAAACCTCGTTGCTTACTGGTATTCAGGAAACGCTCAAAACCCGGCACGATAATGCTCAGGGCGCGGATGGCCTCTTTTGGTGAAGAAACGGAAAGTTTGAATTCGCGGCCAAAGGTAGCTCCGAGAACTCCGTATAGTTTTATTAGTCTGACAGGCTCAGATCTAATCTGCATAACTGCCTCCATTCAATATCTATGCATAACTTCAAAAATGACTATTGCTTACTACGTTCTTACAAATCACAAATCATTGTTATAAACTATCGCCATCCTTAACTCTTAGATTTGCATTGATTAAAATGTCTACAAACAATACTTTTGAAAAAGCTGCCATCCTTCTTAGCTTTGTGAGCGTTATACTCTCTGGAGTTGCCACCTACTTTGCCTATGGCATAGGCAAAGAACAGGTTCGCGCCGCAAAAATACAGTACTCACCAATATTCACCTTCAAAAAAGAATATACGAAAAACCCTTCAGGAGATAAATACATGACCGAATATCTCTCAATAGAAAACGAAGGATATCCGATACTAGCATTTAAAGCGGACTTGGATACAATATTGATATTAAAAATTACTGACTACAGAATAAAACCCAATACAACAGAGAAGTATTTCCCTGTAAATTACTTCAATGGACAATCCAGTTCTAGCGGCGGTAAAGGGCAGCTATCAATGTTCATTGGAAACGAAAATTTATGGCTATTGTCTCGCGTCGAGAGCGAGATGATAGATTTTAATATGAAATTCAGCCCTCAAAAAATAATCAATTACCAAACCAAAACCATTGTCAAAATATCTTATATTGATGCCTCAGAAGAAAGCCATGAAAAATATTTTATTGATGAAATACCTGTACAACCCCAAGAGTATTTCTCTCTTAAGTCTAAAGTGAAGAATATACCTAATCTTTCAAAAAATGATTTAGAATTAAACAAGCTGATTGATGGTGTAGAGTAAAATACCTCGTAAGAATGTCATATAAATGATTTGTATCGTAAAACAATCACCGTTCGCTCACGCCAGTAACCGCCATAAGGCACACGCTGGCTAAGGTGTCCATAAAGGTGATGCAGTAGCATGTTGCCTTCAAGCAGAATCCCAGCATGATTCCATTTATTAGCCTGAACCTGCATGATCACCATATCGCCTGGTTTTGGCGGCCCGTCGAATTCACGGAATCCGCACTCATACCAGCAATCCTGATAGAAGTTGTCCGGATAGTCGTTTTCCCACCAGGGATAATCGACCCGGTAATCGTGAAGTTCTATCCCGTGCGTTTGCCGGTAATAGCTCATCACCAGTCCCCAGCAGTCGAAGTGACCAAGCACAAACGGGCGCTCCAGCAGCGGCAGCTCCCCGCGCGGCTGGATGGTCCTTAAATCCCCCTCCGGCCAGCTCACAA